ATCCTGAACAGTTAAGGCATGAAGCGAAGCTTAACGACACATAACTTGTTTGATAAGCGCCCATTTAAGCGTGTAACGCTTCATGATCCGGTGTTCAGTGCCAGTATTGGCCCCGCTGAACGCAAAGGTTTTTGGTTGATATACGGCGAGGAAAAAAACGGTAAAACGTGGCTATCGCTCCGACTGGCTAAAGATTTAGCCGCTTGTGAAAAGGTATCATATATAAGTGCTGAGGAAGGAACTGATGATTCATTCGTTCAGGCCTGCAAGCGTGCCGGAATCACACGTGCTGATAAGATTCTGATTGATGAATACCTGCCGTTTGAGGATATCGTAGCGAAGTTTAAGAAGCCACGGACATCAAACATTATCTTCATCGATAATTTAACGAGATATGTGGGCGATGTGAAATCAAAAGATATACTTTACCTCATGAACGAGTTGCCTCATAAGCTTTTTGTCTTTATAGCACACGAGGATAGAAACAAGCCTTACCCAGCTTCTGCCAGGCAGGCTATGAAGTTTGCAAAGGTCTACATCAATGTAAAAGGACTCAAGGCTTTCGTGGTTAGCAGATTTGCGAGCCAGCAGGGCGAAATCGTAATTAATGAAGAGCTCAGCGCTATGTACTGGGGCGCCGAACAGGAGGAGGAGCTATGAGGTACATCACAGAAGCATTTTTGCAAAAGATAGTAGATGCGCAAAACATTACGCTCGATTATAAAAAAAAGCATGGCTCTACGCAGGTGTGGATCTATGAGAACATTATTGAGCAGCGCTATGGCATAAGCAAATCAACTTATTATCAATGGCTCGGGCGCAATGCAAAAGCAGAATTAAGACAGTTAAAAAATCAAAACAATGAAAACAAAGCAGAAAAGATATGAACGTGTGCTGAATAGCCGCGAGCAAGCCAGTCGCAACCTGATGCGGCAGGTGAAGCTTAGTGATTATCAATACAACAATGCGCTTTTCCAGACCGGGACAGCTCTGCTGAAATACTATTTCGGTGACTTAATAAAAGAGGATGCTTTTAATATGCGTCTTTATGACATGCTGCTCAAGCAGGAGAGAATGGGGTTTTGGCCTTGGTTCATTAATCAATTTGAGTTGGCGCAGCTTAAGTTCTTACGCGATGTGCAGCAAGTGTTCAATAATGATGTAAAGTACTTCGGTAAAGAAAAAGCATGCACGTTGTTATGGCATCACTGGAATGATTTTCAGGCGCAGTTTGCACACGATGAGGATGTTGAAGAGCGATTAAGACAATTCATTATACAACTTGAATTATGAAGAGATACAACCTAAACGCGCGTTTGAAGGAATTAACAGCTCAGCTTAAGGAAGCGGAGAAAGCAGTTCTGAATGTGTCGGCGCCCGACTGGATAAAAAAAGTTGAAGAGCGTAATTTGCTTTATTTAAAAATAGATAACACAAAGAAGATGATGAACAATGTGCGAGCAGGAAAGCCGGTGCTGGGATACAGCGACACGCTTGGGTTTGTAGCGACAGTTAAGGAAAATTAATCACATATAAATTAAAACAATGCTGATACGATTAAACAAAGTAGACAAAAAAGGCAGGCGCATCTACGTAGATGCCACCAACGGCCAGCGGCAGGTATTGACCTATGTACGTAACACACACATCAGGAAGCGCATTCCTGATTACGCATTTTCAAAAATGGGAAACTTAAAACATTTTTAAAAAGATGAAACAATTACACGAAATAACCGAGCAGGAGCTCGAGCAGGAGCTCCGACGGCGCAAGAAGGAAAAAGAGAAACAAATCAATGAACTGAAAAAACAGCATGAAGCTGAAAAGGAAGAGTTCCTCGAGTACACGCTCAATAAATTTCAGCATTATCATGATAGCATGATCCAGCTGAAGGAGAACACAATTAACGAGGCTGAGCGCTTGTATGAGCAAATATGGAAAATGAGAGGCAAGGAACCTAAAGAGGTGAGCAGCTTTCAGATTGTGAATGAGGATTACACCCGCAAGGTGGTGATTGAAAAGCAGGAGCGCTTCGCTTTTACTGAAGAGGCTGCCGTGGCTATCACCCAGATTAAAGAGTTTTTTCGCTCGAAGTTTCAAGCGCGCAGCAAGCAGGTTTATGATTTGCTCGATGCGTTGCTGATGAAAAACAAGGCGGGCGATTACGATCCGAAGCTGTTGACAAAGCTGCGCAAGCAGGTGACCGCGATTGACAATAAGGAGCTAACCGAGGCCTTTGAACTGCTTGAAAGCTGCCAGACGGTTGTAGGCTCATCAATGTATGCGCGGGCTTACAAGAAAAACGGTAATGATAAATGGCAGGATGTAGTACTTCAATTTTCAGCGCTATGAGAAAAAGTAAGCTAAGATTTATCATTGTAAAAGATAGCGACTACATGGCAGTGCGCAAGCGGCTGCACTTCTATGGAATTGAAAATTGGGGCGAAAAGGAACGCTTCAAGCTACATAAGAGAACCGCGATAGCGGTAGGTTTAGTTAGTTTTTTCATAATAAGTGCCGTGTGTTTGTCACACGGGGTTTTTAATTAGTTTTTTTCCCTGCCCGCACGGGTTGCGGGCTGGGTTTTTTTTTGTAAATTTCAAAAAAGAGAGAATAATTAATTAGTTGAATAGTAAGAAGATGAACATACACGCAAAAATAAACGGATTGCCTTACGCATACACGCCTAAAATTGTGAACTGCGATGTAAATGAGGTAAGGATGAGGTTGCAAAGCAGCGCACTTCTGCATAAGCAGATTCTCTACAACGATCTGCTTTATGAAAAACTGCACAAGCAGCGAAAAATAGTTATTCAAATGCTTCAGCAACGAATTGATAAGCTTGAAGCTGCTGAAAAAAGAGGTTTAATGCCAAACAACATTTATTTAGATATAGAGCAATTTGCTGAAGTTATTAAGAGAGACGTAAAATAAACAAAATGAAACGAACCAAAAACCAAAATCGCGCAATACATACCCTCTGCAACCATTTAGGCTTCGATAGCGATGACCGCAAGCAGATTGTTGAAAAGTTCAGCCAGGGCAGGACTACCAGCAGCGCTGAGCTGACAGTTGAAGAAGCCAGGAGGCTGATTAACGATATGCGGGAGAACCTGCCCCAGCAAATTTATGTCAACTCGCCTGAGGAGCAGGAACGAGATCGAAAGCGCAAGCGCGTCATCAGCCACTTAGCCGAGGCAGGATATATAAAAAAAGATGGCAAGCATGATATGGATGCCATTCATGCCTGGGTGCGCAGGCAGAAGTACAAGAAGCATTTGAATGCACATACAAGTAAAGAACTAAGTACGCTTATCTACGCAGCTGATGCAGTGAGACAGCATTTTTTAACGAAAATCAAAACTGATGAATAAATACGAGATAATAGGTAAAAAGGCTACGCTCTTTGCATGGTACCATGGTGGAAAGATTAAAAAGATTGAAGTGAAAAAAGGCAGCCTCACACAGCAAGCATGGGAGAACGTGCCTCATTCTATAACTAATGATGAGGATGTTCTGCAACAGAAGATGAAGGAAGAGTCAGCTTTAACTTACAAGCTTATTAGTGAAGATAATACGGCTGAGTATAAAGATTACGTGGGTTCCTGGTTTGACTTCTACTACCAACAGAATGCAGTAGAGCCGAAGTTCGACGGCTCAGATGGTAAAGCCCTCAAGCAAATTAAAACTTATTTCGAAAAGGTGAGCACAGACGGAACTGAGGCGTTGGCTACGTGGAGGGCGTTACTTCAAAATTGGCATCACCTCGATGAGTTCTATCGCAAGAACCTGGATTTAAAATTTATAAATAGTTCATTAAATAAAATCATAATGCAACTGAAAGATGTTACCAGCAAAGCAGGAAAAGGGAATAATGCAGATGGTCTTAGACAAAGGCTCTAATCGTCAGATAGTACGTACTTTTGGTAAAGCTTCTATGACAGATGTTATTCGTAGTAAGCTTCCTACGCTTGGACGACTTATAGAAAACTATGGAGCTGAAAAGACAGAAAATGTAATCGCTGTGCTACTTAAGGAAGCTTCTGGTTATTTTGGCGATGCCATGCCCGATGGCCAGGCCCTGGAAGTGGCTACTGAAATAACTGTGCGCTACAAGTGGCTAAAAATGGAGGATGTGTTTGTTGCAATGAACGAGCTAAAAGAGCAAAACATTTACGGTAAGCTCACTCCAAATAAGATTCTTAATGCAATTAATAAGTACAGTGAGAATCGTTTGAACTATGCAGCAGAGCTAAGCCTCAATGCACACTTGTCGCAAAAGGAAAGTCGCGACAATGAATTTGCCAGGGCAGAATGGCTTGAGCAGTTCAGGAAAGATGTAGCGAAGCATAACGGCGAGCAGACCGTGAAGGCCGGAAAAGATAAGCCAGTTAACGGAATCACTATTGAATCAATGAATGAATCAAAATCAAAGAAATGAATAAAGTAAATGACGAATTACGTGAAGTAAATGACGAATTGCGTAAAACTATAATGCAAAAGCGCATTTACATAGCCGGAAAAGTGACCGGACTACCCCGGATTGATACCGTATTAAAATTTGAAAAAGCCGAAAAGGAACTGTCGCAGCTCGGTTATGCAGTATACAACCCTGTAAAGTACATCCCTTCAGATGCAGACCGTAACAGCGCCATGCGCATTGCCTTCAAGCTGCTGGTGCATGCTGATGAAATTGCTTTGCTGCCTGACTGGAAGAAGAGTGAAGGCGCAAGATGGGAGTATATGATTGCGGTGTTGTTGAAGATGCCTGTTGTGCTGCTGTAGCAGCGTGAAATAGTTAATTAGTAAAGAGATGGAAAAAGAAACAATCAAACAGGCTGTTGAGCAGCTTAAAAAAGAAGAGTCAATTGCTCGCGAAAAAATTGCAAGGCTGAGACAGACTATTGATAATCTGCAAAAATTATGTGAGGTCGAAGGACATTATTTTGAAGAAGTTGGCCACGACAGCCACAAGACGCGATATGAGTGCAAGTGGTGTGGGTATACGGAGGATATTTAGACTCACCGTGGGAGAGGGGTTTGATAACTTAATAACTTAGAAACATAAAAACGTAGAAACATGGAAACAATCTTAAACAACTTACTTACCTGGCAGGCGCTGTGGATTGCGCTGCTGGGTTTTGCTTATTTTTTTCTAAATGAACTGGAGGACGAATGTATTAAAAACAACTGGACGCGCTGGGGCTGGTTCCTTAACACCAAGGCCGCATGGCAGAACAAATGGGCTGTTAATTACCAGGGAAATCTTATTACCTACCAGGGCCACTGGTGGCACTTCGGGTTTTCACCGAAGTTTGAAGAGCGGTTCCCCTACAGCTCCACGTTGCTGGTGTTCCTCACAGATGGCGAGCACTTGTTTCAGTTCCTGAAGAACCTGGCAGTGCTTGGAGCGGTTGCGGTGCTGAGCCCGTGGATGGCCGTGGCGGTGTTCATTGGTATGCGCTTGGCGGCTTTCATAAAGGAACAAATAAATTGGATACAATGAAAAAACATTTTTTAATTTTAAATCATATTGTATATTTGTAAAAGGAGGCTGGAATCTCCTTTTGTTAGATGTTAATCGCAACATACTGAAATTGAAATAAATGTTTGTATGAAAAAAAACTTCACAAAAATTATTGAAGCTTACCTGTTAACTGTTGAGAAGCCGCTTGATTGGCTTCTCAACGAAACAGGTTATTCTCTTACAGCGTACAGAAACTGGAAAAACGGCTTCAAAAACCCTTCGCTGGACGCTATTAACAGCATCGCCTTGGTTTTAAAAAATGCAAGGGCAAACATATGGACGCCTAAGCAGCTTATCACCCCAGAAATGAAATTTCAAACATCGCGAGTGAAGGCGGCACGCACAAATATTCGGTATTTGTGTGAGAAATATCAGATTGAAAAATCAGATATATACAACGATGAGCGTTTTGGTTTATCAAAATCAAGCGTGATTAATGTACTGACGCATGATAAGCAGCCAAATTTTGAAAACATTAAAAAGTTTGAAAAAGTGTTTAAAACATTCGATGTTGCTAATATTAAGACGCATCTTGATCTAATTTACTTTTCACTACCGTGGGGTGAATCAGCAGAATCATATATTGAAATAAGAAACAAAATTAAACTGCTATGAAAAATGTAACTTTAATTATTTTGTTAGCTGCTTTGCTTATGAGCTGCGACAAAGAAGAAACAACAGCCTCGTTCAGTGCTGACATCACAAAAGCTTATCTAACGCAAACCATTCGATTCAGTAACGGCAGCCGCCATGCGGATGCCTTCATGTGGGATTTTGGTGACGGGCAAACGAGTAACGAGCAAAGCCCTTCGCACGCCTATAACCAGCCGGGAATTTACAATGTGACGCTTTCGGCTACAGGTACAAGAGATGCGAGCCACAGCGAAACAATTACGGTACTAGATGGGAAGGCGGCCTACCAGGTGAGCAACATCAGCGATTACACACTCGAAATGTACAGTTTTTATTACAACGAGTTGATTAATGAGCTCACAGATGAAACAGATATGGGTGTGATTGAAGAGGATGAAACTACTGACACTTTTTATACCAACCGCGACGAGCTGATGCTCGCATTTTATGCTGAAGGCACACTCTTTATGGTAGCTGAGCCTTTTAATATTACGGCCTATACAGAAAACACATACACAATTAGTAACTCAACTCAGGTGATTATAATTGATAAGGCTTTTAAACAAAGTAGAATGACCGTTGAGGAGGTGTTTAAATGAGTGAAATCATTGGATCATAAAAACCCGAAGCAGCTCCGCTCCGGGTTTTTTTATGCCCTCACCCTAACCCTCTCCCTCTGGGAGAGGGAACTTTCTTAAACACCCGTTACCTCTTCAAAGCGTGTTTGATAAATCAGGTCATAAACCTTAAGGCCGTCGCGGCGTTTTTCGGCGCGGGCGCTCATGCGGGTGAGCTGGTTGAAGTCGTAGTTCTGCCGCCACCCTTGCAGGGCGGTGTGTATTTTAGCCAGCACATCATATACCGCCAGTGCCTGTGCCCTTACGGGGCTCTTATTGTTTGTGGCTCCCTTTGGGGTAAAGGCTACCCTGATGTTAATCTGAGCCGTTACAATTTGGCTCACATCGGTTTGGTCATCGGTTCGGGGGTAGGTGATATCAATCATAGCGCAGGGGAAAGCCACGCGGGGACGCTCGCCCATTACATCCAGCTCGCCGCTGTCCCAATCCACCCATCGCAGCTCGGGCACTTGTACCTCAAGCCTGTCGCTTATCGCAATAAAAAGTTCTTTGTTCATAATTTACAATGTGTTTAAGTATTCAATAATCCGTTCTTTAATCATATCCAGCAGCTCCTCGGCTTTGCCCATAAACTGCCTTTGCGGGATGCGCACATTTCGGTTATGGCTTTTGACATCCACGCTTCCTTTCTTAGTCTGCCGGGTATGGGCAGGCACCACCACCGCCCCTGTAAAGCCTTCGTTATGTACGCGTGCATAATCCACCTTATCGTTCCCGGCACTAATCACCACCTTCGTAGGTTTAATAATAACCGGCCTGATGCTGTTCATCATGTTGCCGCTCTCCACCATGAGGCTGCCTGTTTTCTTGTGCACCTTGGCGGGAGTCCACGGCGTGCCGTCCCACTCCTTCAGCATAAAAGTTTCTTTGTAGTAGGCCGTGGCTGTTTCGGCTACTATCTCAGCGGCTTCAGGCATTACGCGCTCCGGGAGCTGCGCAATAAATTGGTCAAATTCGTCGAAAGTCATAAAAATTATTATTACATTTGTATCAACAGCCTTGCGGCTAAGAAAGCGCCAATACCCCGCAGCGGAGGGACGCGGACGGCTGCACATCGTGACAGCGTAAGGCTTAGAGCTGTAACCCGGATTTATCCTATCCGGGTTTTTTTATGAGTAGTCCGCGCCTGTATTTTGTTACCAGCTCCTTCCATTTCTCCTTGCTTGCGGCCTTTACTTTCTCCCTTACAGGGAAAAAAGTTTTCACTTTGTAAACCGTGCCAGCCTTTACTTCCCCAATCACCGCCAACGCCTCATCCTTGTAGTATTTCAAAAACACATACTGGTTAAGCGTGTCTGGTGTTATCCACACTTCATCCGGCTGCTGTAGTGTTTCAGCTACTGCTTTCATGTAAGGGGCTCGTTGCGTTGCTTTTTTACCAGCATGCATCTTTAGCCAATCATCCGCATCAAACTGGATGCTGCGCCCGTTGTAATCCGTAAAGAATGATTTTCCATCCTCTACCTTCAGTGTCTTGGCATACTCCTCAATAGTTCCTCCCCAGCGTTGTAGCGTGCCGCCAAGCTGGCTGCGCATCTGCTCATAGCTCTTCAGTCCGTAGGTGTTGTAATTCACGTTCTTCAGCAGCTTTTTAGCCATACGCGGGAACTTCTTAATATAGAGCTGATTTTCTTTGAACACCTCCCACGATTGCGCACGGTTGGTGCCAAAGCCCTGCGCGGCATCCTTCGCCCACTCATCGCTGGCAAGGTACTTATCCACCACGACCCTGGCGGCGTCAAAATCATATCCTTCCACCTCGTTAGCCATTTTAGCTATCACATAGCAACGACACTTCCAGCCATTCGGCGGCCATATTTTATTCCATCTTGGGTCGTTGGCCGGGAGAATGATATCATGCAGCTTACGGTGGCTGTCTCTTACCTTGTCATCGCCAACGGTCTTATATTGCCAGTAAGGGAACAGCTGGGTTTTACTCTTCAGCCGGTTGTAGTTTTCCGTGCTGTTTGCTATCAGGGTGGCGGTTTGCCACTCGGTTCGCTGCCATTCTTTGTTGAATACCTCCAGCTTATCAGAAGCCAGCTTGTAGAACTCCTCAAAGCTCTTGCTTTTCCGGTAAAGCTCGTTCAGCATCTGAATCTCCGCAATGCTCTTGGCCGCGCTGAAGTGAAATACGTTCATTTCCTGTGCTGTGGTGAAGGCATCATTTTGGTAATTGTAGGTAAAACCAAAATCAGCCAGCCTTACAGGCTTAGCCATTAAGGCCTTGAGCAGGTCGGCGCTAATCCAGTCGAACAGCTCCGAGTCGAAATCCGTTTTATCCAGCGCGCGCTTGATAAGGCGGTCGTGAAAATCCTTATCATTCAGTGTGAGGGCTTTGCCATGCGCCCCGCTCTGTTGCGGGGCTGCTACGAAAAAATCCCACATCCT